GTAAGTAAATAAATACTTTATGACAAAAAAACTTGAAGACCTATTTGAACTTCCAGAAAACAATGATAGAGGAATAACTATATCGTTGCCTGAAACTATGGAAGAAATCACAACAGAAACGTCTGAAGCATTAGACAAGATTGAAGCCGCACTTCCTCAAGTAAGAGGATTAGAAGCAAGTGATACTGAAATGGATGAGTTAGCTGTTTTAGCTACAAACAGCTATAAAGACTTAATGGATTTGGGTATGCAAGTTGATAGTCGTTTTGCCAGTGAAATCTTTAATAGTGCTAGTAGTTTCTTAGGACACGCTATTACATCAAAGACAGCTAAAATCAATAAGAAGCTTAAAATGCTTGATTTACAGCTTAAGAAAGCGGCTTTAGACCAAAAAACTGCAGGTAAAGAAGAAGAAATAAATGCTACCCCATTAGGTGAAGGTAAGAGCTTAGACCGTAATGAGTTGCTTAAGATGTTGGCAGCTAAAACAGATAATAAATGATAAATACAGAATACAGGAATAAGAAATGAAAAGCCTCAAACATTATATAACAGAAAGTGTACATACTTACAATTACACTATCAAGATTGCTGGAGATGTGGATAAGAATTTTATAGATTTGTTTAAGTACAATCTTAATAAATTCGATCCTATCAGAATTAGTGATCCAGTAAAGACGCCTATTCAAAAGGATCCGTATGGATTTCCTAACCTGAGTAATCAGTCTGTTACTATCATCAAAGCAGATTTTCGCTATCCAGCGACAGAACCAATGATTCAGCAAATTGCACAACTATTGGGTTATCAAGTTGATATGGTTAGAGTTATTTCAAGTGATTTTAATGACAGCATCAATAGCGAGAATGCAGGATATGCTAATGAGATGAGTCATAATCCATTACTATTGCATCCTGAATTAGAAGAACAACCTGGTGCTAAAGAAGCAAGCAAAAACTATGGTGATTCATACTTAAAGAGTATCAAAGACCAATCTAAGGGTTCAAAGATTGATACCCCTTATGCAGGTGCAAAAACACCTGATGCATTCGATCCATTCAAGCCTTACTTGGATGACAAGCAAATGGGTGATAAGAGCCCAATGAGTACAATCAAACGTCCACCGAAGCCACAAACTGGCGCAAGTGCATCTAAATAAAAGGAACATAAAATGGATTTCAAAAGTTTAATATCACAACTTGACCAGTTGAACGAAGCAACAGAAAAAACAAAAACTGGCTTAAAGCACACTGCTGAGCCAGGTGGTTACGGTCGCAAAGATGACGAAGATGAAGAAGGCAATAAAATTAAAGACAAAACTGCCGAGAAAAAAGGCAAGGGTCGTCCAAAGAAAGCTACATCTACATCAGGTGAAGATAAGAAGTATGACTTCAGTGCGTTTGGCGTAACTAAAGGTAAAGATGTTAAGCTACCTAAATATGACAAAAAGAAAACTAAGAAGCATAGCATCAAAGAATATCTTGACCAAATGTATGCACCATTGAATGAAATGGGTATTACTGTTAAGCCAATGCCAGGTGCAAGTCAGATTATTGGAGCAGATGGTAAGCCAATGGGAACTGCTGATGCGGCAACTGCTAACACAATTAAACAAGCATCTGAAAAAGGTACTCTTAAGCTTGGTGGGGATGAAGAAATGAAAGAAGGCGACATTGGCAAGCACAACAATGCTACTACAGGCTTTGACGCTATGGTTAAAAAATTAACACCTAAGTATGGTGTTGAGGCAGCTAAACGTATCGCTGGTGCACAATTAAAGAAAATACGTGAAGCCGATCAGCCTCCGCGTGATGCATTGGCAAGCCCATTAACATTAGAAGCTAAGAAGCCAGATGCTAACAAAAACGGTATCCCTGACTACGCAGAAGATGGCAAGGGTAAAAACGATTTAAAGAAAAAGAAAGTAAAAGAAGATATGGATTCAGAATCAAATACTGACAAAAAGAAATGCCCACCAATGTCACACATTAAGAAAATGTGTCAGGATGGAAAATCTGTAGCAGAAATTTGTAAAATGCATCCTGATTGTGACCAGAAAGAATTAAAACAAATGGTAGCTGATTGCAAAAAGAAAATGGTTAAAGAAGGTATGGATCAAAAATTAAATGCCGCACGTTCAGAAGGCAAAGCACACGGACTACGTGGTCACTCACACTGTGGTAAGAACTATGAAGACATGGAAGAAGCACGTTGCTACCATGAAGGCTACAAAGAAGGTCTTGACGAGTGTTATGGTCAAATGCCAATTCAAGGCTATGTTGGTGAGACTACCCCAGTAGTAAACACAATGGCAAGCTATGGTGCTGAAGAAGGTGAACTAGCTGAAGCAGACATTGAAGAAAGTCCATTCACTTGGGCCGCTAAGAACACACCTAAAGGTGACAAGTTCTCATTAGGTGGTAAAGAGTTTGTAAAGAATGATGCATTCGCTTTTGAAGCACTAGACAAACAACTAAATGCACTATTAGAAGATAAAGAAGTTACTGAAGGTATGACTGTTTCTATCAGCAAAGGTCAACAAGGCTCTCCTGATTCAGTAAGTGTATCAGCACAAGACGGTGAAGCTGACCAACTATTAAGTGTTATCAAATCGGCAGGTCTAGGACTGTTTGGTGGAGATGATAGTTCTGGAATGTCACATGCAGATCCAATGACAGTAGACAATGGTGGTGAGCCAGCTGAAATTGGCGCAGGTGGTGATGCTATTGAAGTAGTTGGCGACCACGATGGTATGATGAGTTTAATGAAGAAACTATCAGGTATTGGTGGCGGAGAACAATCACACGATGAACATTCACATGATGAAGAAACCTGTGAGTCGTGCAGTGGTATGATGGAAGCAGGGCATTCTTGTAGTAAAGATACAGAAATGGTTGACGAAGTTGAATCAGAAGACCAAATGACTTATCAGATGGCCGAAGATAATCCACCAGACAGTGGTGCCGCAGAAGTTGATGCAGAAGATGCATCAGTATCAGCCGCAAATGCAGCCGCAGCCGCATATAACCCAAGTCAAGATATTGACGAAGGTGGTGACGGTGGCGAAGCAAGTGATGCAGGTAATGTTGGTGTTGAAGCCGGCGATGCTGATGAAGAAATGAAAGCTTCTATGAACGAAGCTGAAACTGATGATGGTGAACTAACTAAAGAACCAGGTATGAGTGCTGACCAAAAGCAAAAAGATGGTTTAGATTTAGAAGAATCATCAAGTTTCTTTAATCTTTACAAAAAGCTAGCAATGTTATCTGAAGAATCAACTAGTGAAAAAGACGACAAAGCTGAAAAAGCCGCTAAGAAAGTCGCTAAAGATATCGAATATGATGAAGATCATAAAGGTAAAGATGACGACAAGGCAGAAGAAGCTGGTAAGAAAGTCAAAAAAGACATTGAGTATGATGACAAGAAAGATAAGAAAGAGAAGAAGTTAGACGAGTGGGCCAATGATGCAGGCCCAGGCAAATCTGCTTCAGATACAGCATTTGAAACTGATATCGACTTTATGATGAATGTTATCAGTGGTGGTTTGAACAAGCGTAAGCAAACTGGACAGACAACTATCCCTGTTATTGCAAGTCAATTAGGTAGACAAGTTTCACGCAATACAACTGGTATCAATGAATCAATAGATTCTAGTGATGCAGTAGCACAATGGAAGAAACTAGCAGGACTTAAGTAAATAGTCCTGCATAAAAGTACCCGGCAATAGTCGGGTATTTTTTTGGCTATGTGTTTATCTAAAAACGATAAATACTTAATAAGGTAATTTTAAAATGGCACAACAGAATATTGACTTTGGTACGTTTCCGGATGATCCATCAGCAGATGCGATAAGAACGGCTTTTCAAAAAGTACAACAAAACTTTAATGAAATATATGATTCAACTGCAAATGCAGGTGTTTTATCAGTTAACAGAACAGCCGGCACAGGTACAAATCTTTCATCCGGTTCTACAGGAAATGTTATTATAAATGCCAACATTGCGTCTATTACTGTAAGATCAACCTCATTGGGACTTAACATAGGATCTAGTCCGACACCGGGAACGAATTC